ACGCGCCAGAGCGAGGTCAAGCCAGTGCTGTATCAGCGCCTGTGCGAGGACTGCAAGGTCGAGCACTACAAGAAGCTGGTCGCCATCTACTCCGTTGAGGGTGGCTTCAGACAGGAAGAGGCGCGGCTGCTCTTGAAGCAGGCGCAGTCCGAGCTGAAGGCGTATCGCGCAAAAGCGATCGCCAAGTACAAGGAGGCACACGCATGAGCAAGCGATTCGAGTTCGTCAGTGCGCCACAGCGCAGCCCAGAGTGGTTTGAGATGCGTAAGAGCGGCGTCACCGCCACCGGCATCACCGCGATCAACGGCACGTCGCCGTACAAGACCGCCTATCGGCTCTGGGCAGAGTTGACTGGTCAGGTCGGTGAGCAGGAAGTCGGAGCGGCCGCACAGCGCGGTCAACTGCTAGAGCAGGCAGTCGCCGACTACTACACCGCCGAGACTGGCAAGAAGCTGCGTAAGAGCAACGGCATCGTTCGCCTGAAGGAGCACCCTTGGGCGATGGCTTCGCTCGACCGCACCATCGTGGGCGACACCGACGGTCTCGTAGAGATCAAGACCTCAACGAGCAGCCGCTGGCAGTTGTACCCAGTGCCACCTGAATATGTTGACCAGGTGCAGTGGCAGATGTTCATCACTGGCGCGTCGTACTGCGATGTCGCAGTGCTGCTCTCTGGCTTGGTGTTCCGCATTGAGCGCGTGGAGGCTGACCCTGTCTACCAGACGCAACTGTTTGACAAGGCCGTCCTGTTCCGCGAGTTAGTGCAGTCCAAGACTCCGCCACCTCTAACCGGCAACGACAGCGACACGCTCGCTGAAGTCAAGCCGCAGAGCAACAACACCTACGCCGTGGCTGATCCGCAGCTGGATCACATCGCGCGCCTCTACATCGAAGCGAAGGTGGAGGCAGAGGCTGCCGATGCGGCGCTGAAGGAGATGGCAATCGCCATCAAGGAAGCCATCGCCGATGGCGAAGGAGTCAAGGGTCAGGGCTGGCTTGCCACTTGGAAGCAGAACAAGCCGACGACCAAAGTGGATTGGCACGGTGTGCTGGACTCACTTGGAGCCGCAAACTTTAACGCGTTTGATGCGGCAGTCAAAGCGCACACAGAGATCAAGCCAGGGGCGCGAGTATTCCGCGTCTTCAATAAGGAGGATCAAGCGTGATTGAAGTAATCATCACCCCTGCGATCATCGTCAGGGCAGAAGAGATGTACGCCGCAGCGCGCTCCAAGGACTCACTGCGATTCCGAAAGGACAAGGCGAAGGGCAACACCACCTGGACTGGGTGTGTTGGTCAGGCCGTCTTTGAGGCGGCAGTCCTAGAACGAAAGATGCCGCTGAAGTTTATCAACCTCACGACGCACGACTACGAAGTGTGCGGCCTGAGGGTCGATGTGAAGACCAAGGCGTGGAGCCGACCGGCAGGCGACGATGTCGAGGTCAGCGTCTTTGACTACATCGCAGACCACCAGACGGTGGACTACTACGCCTTCGTTCACTTGCAGCTCGCACCTGGAGAGGATCGCAATGGACCACCAAGTCCAACGCGGTTCCAGAGGGCGTGGCTGCTCGGAGTCAAGGAGAAGGAGGAGTATCTGGAGGCGGCATATACGGTCAAGAAGGGAACCGTGTTCGAGAGCGGACACACCGCGCAGGCGGATTCTAAGAACCTGATTGCAGCAGTTCTGCATAGCGTTGAAGTTCTAGGAGGACCAGAGAATGAGTAAGCAAATCGCAGCGGCACTGGCCGCACCGTTCACCGGCACGGATCTGAAGCAGCGCCCAGGGCGCGGCGGAATGACCTTTACCTACGCAGATGCGCGAGCCGTAGCTCAGCGCCTAGACGATGTCTTGGGCATCACTGGGTGGAACTTTGAGAGCGTCGTGGTCGACAGCACCGCCAAGGCGATCAAGGGAACGCTGACCATCCGAGTGGATGGCGTTGCTTCGACCAAGGAAGATTACGGATACCCCAACGGTGGTCAAAGCGACGAGCCTCTGAAGGAGGCATCAAGCGACGCTCTTCGCCGCTGCGCGGCTCTCCTTGGCGTGGGACGGTCTCTTTATGCGTCAGGCACAGGCGCGAGCCTCTCCGTGGCTCCTAGACCCCTCTCCGTTGATTCTGTGAGGCACTCGCATCCCTCGGTTTCCACGAGCGATGTGGCCGTAGCAGCAGCAATGCTGTTTGCAGAGGGTGAATGCCCAGACCACCGCACCGCTTGGTCGTTCAAGCCTGCCGGTGTCAGCAAGGCTGGCAAGCCGTACAACGCCTTCTACGCCTGCTCTGGCAAGTCGAACGGCACCTTCTGCCAGCGCAAGCCGAGCATCGCGTGGGTCAACGCCCAGGTGCGCGATGAGGGTGAGGCAATGCTTGCCGCCAAGGCGAAGGGTCTGCACGATGGCAACCCTGAGCTGGAGACAGCGCTTGAGGAACTGCCGTTCTAGTCGACGGCATCAGCTACGGCTGGGAGAGACTGGTGACCTCCACCTCTCCCAGCCACTAACACAGAGCGGAGGACGAATGGTTTGGTTCAAGTGGGTAGCAAATGCACACCGAGACGCAGAGATCTCGGCGCTGACTGACACGCAGTTCCGCGCGTTCATCACGATCATCGGTGAGGTGAAGCTGCTGCGATCCGGTGGCATCTTCAAGAACCGACAGCACCTGAAGACCGTCATCGGCGCGCGCCTCTTTAGGGGTGTGGACGGCCTGTTGAAAAGTGGTCTCCTGACAGAATCTGGAGACGGAGTCATCGCCGTGTCGAACTACTCTCGGTATCAAGTCGACCCCACCTCGACCTCTCGTGGACAAAAGTGGCGAGATCAAAACAGGGGTAGGTCAACGGACAGAGAAAGAGAAAGAGAAGGAGAAAAGAATAGAACCCCTATATCCCCTAAACGCTCTGGCTCTGGAAGGCTCACGCCACTGAACGAGATTCTTGGACTGAAGAAGAATGCGTAAGCAAGAGCAGCCGAGCAAGCGCGCTCTGGCAACGAGAGCCTGGAGGGAGAAAGAGACTGAAAGCGAACGAGCTGTGAGGGTGTTGAAGTACACGCTCTACAACCATCGGATGACGATGGAGCAGTACACGGCCTTACGGCTGGCACAGGCTGATCGATGTGGAGCGTGCAAAGAGCCACTCCGCTTTGGCGAGACGAGGGCGGTGACGGTGGATCACGATCCACGCTGCTGCACTTACGAGACACTCAGTACCGGCAGGACAAAGGGCGTGCCGATCTCGTGTGGCAAGTGTGCCAGGGCGCTGCTCTGCTCACCCTGCAACCGAGCCATCGGATTCTTTGAGCGCTATCCACAGCGCGTTCATATGTGGATCGACTACCTCAGGAGGGTGAACAAGTGACGGTCAATTTTTGCCCTGCTCCTGACTGCGGTGAGCCGGCTACTCGGTTTCGGAAGCTGCTTGGGGTCTGGTATTGCCAGTTTCATTATGTCCGAGTCAAGACTGGCCGTTCTCTAGACGGTCCAAGGAGGGCTGTAAATAACGGCAATTGTTCAGTATCAGGTTGTGACCGGAAGGCAAAATCAAAACTAATGTGCACAACTCATTATGCTCGGTGGTACTTCAACAAGGATCTAACGGCACCAATAAAAGTAAAACGCTATGACGGTCTGAAGTGCAAAATTGAGGGCTGTGTCAGGGTTGCCCAGTGGAGTTTTATGTGCCGCGCTCACGCCGAACGAGTGAATGATGGAATTCCAGTTGATGAGAAACCGTTCACGAAAAGATACAATGGAGAACTTTGCCTGAAAGATAGTTGCCCTGAGAAGGCAAACAGCCTTGGATATTGCAGGACGCATTACACGCTAGTGAGTCGGTATGGAGCGGCTACATTGGCGCTTGTTGATGAATACAACCTGGTTGGTTGTCCAATTTGCAAGAGACCGGCAGAAATAGCTGGTGCACCTAGGATCGATCACGACCATTCTTGCTGCACCGATAGAATCACCTGTGGCAACTGCGTCAGAGGAGCAATTTGTAATCGTTGCAATACAGCAATGGGTCTATTTGAAGATCAAGTACAGATAATGCAAGAGGCAATTGGCTACTTGAACCGTAGTCATAAAATTAGATTAGTAGAGGAGGACACACAGTGAACATCGCATTCGTAGGGCCGCAAGGCTCAGGCAAATCAACACTGGCGGCAATGCTGGAGCAGCGCCGCGTGCATCCGTACACGGTGCTACCGATTGCGGAGACGATCCGCACGGTGGCTGCACTGGGCTATGGCGAGGACTTTGACAAGGGCAAGCAGTACAGCCAG